ATTTATCTAATCTTCCGATATCACCCTCTATGGTTTCTAAGCCTTTTGCTTTTCTTTGTTGTAAAATATCAGCTGTAACACCTGCTTGTCCTAATATCTCATCAGCGTATGTTGTGCGCAACATACCTTGTTCTTGTAATTTATTAATGGTAGTCATAGCCACAGCTTTTGCTTCATCAGGTTGTTTTTCAAAAGCTCTAAAAAATGAATCATATAAAAATCTAGATCCCAACCTTTGCATAAATTTTTCACCAGTTTTCTTAGCGTTACCTTTATCTGTGGCACCCACTAAAAATCTTAATTCATTTACCGCCTCAGGTGTTCCTGTTTGCAATGTTTTAAAAATTACATCATCAAACATTCTACTGGGGTATTGCGTCATTTTACCCGGAATACCAAATAAAGATTTGGCAGTAAAAAGATAATCACCAAATTTTTGTAACTCTTTGGCTGTCATACTTTCAAATGGTTGTGTAACAACTGAATAAAATTGAAAAGCCTCGTTAACGCCCTTTCCAAAGTCTGCAACTTTGTTAGTTAGTCCATTAATAAATTCTTGTTTAGCTGCAGCATCCACAAAAGTTGATTCTTGCTTTTTTATTTCAGCTTTTATACCTGGAGAATTTTGCATAATATCGTCTTGCACATCTTTCATACCAACCGAACCCAAATCGTAATCCATAGCACTTCTCATTTGCATGGCTGCGCTAGTTGCTGCTTTGTTGTTAGGAGATTCTCTAAAAGTTAAATTAATTTGTCTTTTTAATCCTAAAAATTCTAAAGGTTTTAAATAGGTTTTATCATCAAATACACCTGAGTCTGCAAATTTAAGGTATAATGCCATCATAGGGTTGTTTTTAATACTGCTTTTTCTTAATACAGGATCCTCTTCTAAATTCAAACGTTTAATAGACTGCTCATCAATATCTGCAAACACTTCTGCAGCATTTTTTCTTAATTGAGCTGTAGGTATTATAGCAGGATTACCAAATTGTCTTGCTCTGTTAGCTAATGCTTCAAATTTTGTATCGATTAAATTTTCAAACTGTCTGTAATTATTGTTCAACACATCAAGAGCTTGATAACCTAATATTTGTGATGTTGTTACAGGTGCAAAATCTTGAGCAAATTTAAACATTGCTCCTGCTACTTTTTTTTCAGACTGTTCACGCAATGCTTTTGCCTTAGAACTTACTAAAGGTAAGATACCGATTGTTTCAAAATATGTTTTTGAGAAGGCACCCAAGCCCTCTTTTTCTTTTGCAAGTTGTCCTACATTTAAAGGTATACCTTTTTCTGCAGCTAAATCACCTATACGTTTAGCGTCATCACCTTTTGTACCCGTTAATCCTTTTGCAAATGCTTTTGCCACTATACCACCCAATTGAAACATAGCAGTCATTCCACCACCCCACAGTAAAGAATCTTTTCCTGCTTCAAAAGCATATGCAGAGACGCGCTCTTCAGGAGTGAACCTTTCATTTATTACTTTATCAGACACATCAGCTAAATCATAGCTTATCTCTTTTGCTAAATTTTTGTCTAAACTATTTACAGCATCAAACGCTAGTGATCCAGCAGCTGCTCCTAAAGAACCACCTGCAATAGATTTAAGTTCAGTTTGTGTTGCTTGAGTAAGACCTAATTTGAAACTGTCTTTTACCTTTGCTGCAGTGTTTTCTAATAAACCAACAGTTCTTCCGAATAGTCTGCCAGCTAAACCAAATCTTTTTACAAAAGGCAAATTCATCAAAAGTTTTGAAACTTTATTTGCTGCTTTGGGAAACTCATTGGCGTAGTTAGGACCAAATCTTTTTGCAGGATTGTTTGTAAAGGCATTTATTAATTTTTGTCTGTCCATTAAGTAAGGTATAAAAGTTCCTACTACTTCACCTGTTGTTTGAAATCCTGTTCTATCTGTTAAGACTTGACCAATAGGAGTTGATATACCTGGTACTGTAGATTCTTCTTGTTCTATTTTTTTTGCAAGTTCTTCTCTACCTTGTAATCGTTCTCTAGCTAATTCGCCAACACCCTTGTATCCTCTAAGTGTGCCGTCCTTAAAAGCTTTATCTATAACAGCAGCTTGTTCTTGACTTAATTTTGTAGGATCAAGTCGTTTCTCATCAATAACTTTTTGTAATTCTTGTACATTCATTATGGTACTATAGCTCCACCTAAATCAAGTTCCTCAATTGCTTGTTCATTTGTTTTTACTTCTTCTTTTTGTTGTGTTTGTGGCATAAGTCTTTTTTGTATTTTTTTCTTTCTTCTTTTTTCCAACATATCAACAATTGGTAAATTTTTAAAACCAGTGACAAGACTTTCAACATCCCCACCCTGTGTTTCAAAGTTTTGTAACAATGTTATAAATCTTGAGTTTAACTGACTCTCCAAAGTTTCATATTGAGCCACAACACTATTTCCAGGAGTAAACAGTGAAATTATTTGAGTTGCAGATTTTGCATCTTCAACGTCTTTGACTGTAAGTCTGTCTGCACCTTTATTTGCATTAGCTAAAATATATTTCATCCTTGTTTCAATAATTTTTAACTCTGCAAAAGTTTGTAATACTGCAGCATCAGTAGGATCAAGACCACGTTTTTTAACTGCATCTGCTATGTTTTGTTGTTTTAAAGCATCGGCAATATCTTTTTCAACACTTGCTTGAACATCATCATCACCATAAAGTTGCACAAATTCTCTTAAATCATCCATATTTTTATCTGTGGACAAAATATTATTAAATTTTTCTGCGTAGCTACCTGTACCGGTATAATCACCCACTTCCGAAAATAACATCATAACTTGTTTTTTAAAATTATTTATTGAACCCCTTGTTCCTAAAAAGGCTTTACCACCTTCTGTGTTTGCTATGGCTTTAACTCTAGCAACAAAACCTAAACCAGCTTTAATAGACTCTAATTGTGCTCTTGTTTTAGATTTATTAGATTGATTACCTTTTTCATCAAATTGAATTAGATCAGAAAAATTACCTTGGTAAGGTTCATATGTATGATCAACTTTACCCTCTTTATTAATAAAACTAACTTGCTGCATAGGTCTACCAGTGTCCGTAAACCCTATAACAACTTTTTGTTTGGAGTTTTCAAAAAACCCATTAGGATTATTCTCTAAATACGTTTTAATATTTTTTGGTTGTACAGCACTTCTCTTCGCACTATATTCTCTTTCAAGTTTTAAAATATCAAGTTCATATTGGTTACGATTATTAATATATTCCATTAATCTGTTTTTATGATCCTCAGTGCCTTGATACTTAGAGTTTTCAAAATCTTGCATCATAGAGATGTTAGTTTTTATCTTATCAGTCATAAGAGTATCCACATCACTGTTTAAAGCTGTCTCATATGCCAAATATTGATCAACAAGTGCTTTGTTTTGCTGTCTTTCACGCAAATCAATGGCAAGGATGTCATCAGCTAGTGGTTCAGTAGATTGTCCTAAAACATCAAAAAAACCATTTATACCAGCTTGTGCTGTCTTACCAGTCATCATTCTAGAAGCCCATTTTAAAAGAGCTAAATCTCTATACATTTTAGATGAGTTATCATCACCTATCATAGCTTTATACTTTTCTTTGTACTCTTCAAACGATTGTTTAGAATCTTTTTTGTCTTGTATATAATCTTCATACTCTTTTATAGCTTCTGCAGAACGGCTAAAATCTTTTTCTGTTTTACTTAGTGCGTAACCAATAGACATTGGATCCATCGGTTTTTTTGATATGACACCAGATTTGTTTTTGTCACCCTCAGGATTATCTTCAGATGTAATTAAACTTGCTGCTGCATCATTTGCATCTTTTTGATTTAGAACTATATTTTTTTCATCAAGCTCTATGGTGTTGCTAGATGGCGGCACTGCATTCACGTTGTCATCGTTAGAAAAATTATCTTCTTTGTTAGCTTGGTTAATTCTCTCTGTATAAATATTTTCTGTTTGCTTATTATTTGCATCAGGTAAACCAGTTTTTGTTAAAGCATCACTTTCAATAGCATTAATTTCCTCATCTAAATTTTCTCGTGCAATAGCATCCATTTGTGATCCCGGAGGTGTTCTTTCACCAAAAACATTTTGTAATTGTTCATTTGCACTTGCTGCTAAAGCCTCATTTTGTGCAATATTAGCACTTGTTAGGTACGGCACACCAGCTCCAACAATAGCACTTTTGATTGGGTTTCGGGCAACAACGTCTGCACCTGGTATTTCTCCTGCTTTTTGCGCAAGCGATTCTATACCTTTACCTACTTTTTTACCTGTTTCTTTAAAAAATGGTACACCTTTTTTTTCAAAAGCTTCTTTTGCTCCACGAAAAGTTCCAGGAATAAAAGGTGCACTTAAGCCTATTTCAGTCAACCCACTTAAAGTTTTGTCTCTATCACCCTCAATTAAACCTGTGCCAACATCATATGCACCTTTTCCTGCTGATGCTGCTTCCAGTCCTAAAATACCCGCACCACCTAACCTTGTTCTAACCGCTGCACTTAAAGCATTAAATACTGGTTTGACTGTATATCTTGCAGTTGTTGCTATAAGATTACCGAAAAGATGTCCTGGCACCTGATTCGTGGCTATTTGGTATTTGTGTCTAAAGAGTTTACGTTTAAGAACTTTACTCATTATCTTGATCCTGTAATACCAGAACCTGCAAGTACATCAAAAGCTTTGTATGCTCCAACA